GCAGACTGCTCTGGGGTGGCGTGCACGTTGATGGTGATGGTGTCTCCGCCTGCGGCTCTGGCTGGGGCTGCAGGCCCGGCGATAGGAGCCCGGGTATCTATGCGCAGGTCGGCAGCTGCCGGCAAGGCCGCGGCACCCATGGCAATGCCCGCACCTGCATTGCGCATCCGCTTGCCGAAGCTGGTTACCTGTTTCAGGGCTTGCGGCTCCTGTTTTTGCAGGCCCTGGCGGTAGCCTTCGAGCGTGTCGCGGCCTGCGGCCATGAACACCCGGGATGGAGACTTAATGCCCAGCTTTTCCTTAAACCAGCCAATTGCGGCATCTGCAGCGCCCGCCGCGGCTTCGCCAACAGAGGGAAACGCGCTCGTAATCCCGCTTACCAAACCGTCAATGATCATTCCGCCAAACCCGCTGAACTTGGCGGGCAGTTCGATGCCAAACCAGCCAAGAACGCCGCTGAATGCTTTGTAGAAGAGACTCATGGGTGACCAGCTGAGAATCAGCTTTCCGATTCCAATCAGGCCACCGTTGAATGCCTGCTTTACATCGCTCCATCGGTTACGGAAGAACTCGGAGATGCCGCCCCAGTTTTTGTAGATCAGGTAGGCAGCCCCAGCGATTGCAGTAACGGCAATCCCTATGGGGTTAGTAGTAAGCGCCAGGCCGATGGCTTTGATGCCACCCGCCACGGCGGGCAGACCACCCGCTAAGCCAACAACAGCACTTCCCGCCGTAAATATGGCTTTTGCGAATCCGAGAATGGCCAAGGCGGGCTTCATGGCAAACATGAAGGCCAGGATCATGCCGAGGTTGTCGAAGCCGCCAACAAGGCCGGCTACTCGAGTGGTTACTGCCCCCAGCGTCGCGGCCATGGAGGCTGCGCCGATGGCCACGTTCTTGATAATCGGGATGGCCGCCTTCAGCCTGTCGCCAAATTCGTTGGCGAAGGCCTTCACTCTGTCCCGGTTCTCTCTCATCCAGTAGGAGAGATCTCCCATCAACTCGGTAACGGCAGGCATGAGCTCCGCGCCGATGGTGTTCTTCATGCCGGCCATGCCCAGCTGCGCATCCAGCATGGCGTCTTTGAAGGTTTCAGCGTCTCGGGCTGCCCGTTCGCTGAGCACGTAACCGGTAGCTCTGGCGTCGTTGCGCAGAGCCTTCAGCCCGGCACTGCCATCTTTCATCATGTTGACCATGGCCACACCTTCACGCCCGAACAGCTGGGCTGCCAACGCTACACGCTGGGTTTGGCTTTCAACCGATTGCAGCCGGTCTGCCACTACGTTCAGGCTGTCTTCCGGTGTTAGCCTCGCCAGGTCACTGGCGGAAAGGCCCAGGGCTTCGTAAGCCTTCTTTGCGGCCCCCGTGCCTTGCTCCGCTTCGCCAATTCGCTTTACGAAGCGCTCCAGGCTACTGTCGAACTTCTCGGTGGATACGCCAGAGCGCTCGGCTGCGTAGCGAAGCTCCTGGAACGGGCCCAGGGCAATGCCGATTTTGTCGCCGGTCTTTGCTACCTGGTCACCCAGGGTGGCGGTGGAGTTGGCTACGCCAAAGATGCCAGCGGCAGCGCCACCGCCCAGCATGGCAGCACGCCGGCCAAAGCGGCCCACTTCACTGGCCATTTTTCCGAACCGTCCGGAGATGTCGGCCCTGCCTAGTTGCTCCAGATACTTCCTCTGGACCTGCATTTTTCTGTTGGCTTCACCGATATCATCGCCCAGCTTTTTTTGGCTCAGCCCTAACCGCTTTGTAGAAATGCCGGCGGCGTCCAGGCCGCGCTTTGACCGGTCCAGAGTGTTATTGAAACGCTCTTTCTCTTTGTTTAGGCCTTTAACATCGCGGTCGGTTTTCCTTATCCCTTCTTTGAACCGCTTTATAGAACTGTAGGATCGGTCCTGCTTTACCTCCAGCTCCGACAACCGCCTGGCCGCTATCTGAAAATCCCGGTTAAGTTCTGAGGATGGCTCCCTGGTTTTCTGTAACTGAATTGCTAGAGCCCGGTATTGTGAGCGGGCTTCTTTGGTCTGGCGCTTTATGTCGTCATGCGCCTGGCGTTGGCTTTCGAGCGATTCCTCGTACTTTTTCTGTGCTGCGCGCGTGGACTGCAAGCTCTGCTCGACAGAGCGCAGTCCCGCCCGGGCTGTGCGGAAGGACTTAATGTCTGATTGCTGCTGCTGGAGGTGCTTGGTTTGCTCCCGGGTACGCTTCAGCGCTTTGGCGGCACCAGAGGACGTAACGTTGATCTTCTTCAGCGGCCCGGTGATTTTATCGCGCGCCGCCAGGATTACTTGCAGGTCTAGTGACTTGGCCATCAGTCCTCCGGCTGGCTGCGGCGGCGGGCTTGCTCCCGCCATTCCATAAGTTCACGGATGGTCATGTCGGCCATGGCCTGCGGTGACCAATGAAAGATCACCGCGATGTCTGCCATGGCGTCTTCAACGCGACTGGGGATTACGCCGTCAGTCGCTTCGGTAGCAAAAAAGCGGAGATCTCACTGCCACAGGCTGCCAGATCGGCGGGGTCCATGGCTCGCACTTCGTGTTCAGACACGGTGGGGCTGGAGATGCGGGGCAGCACGCGGATGATGCTGTCTACGTCCATGTTGATCAGGTCAGCCAGCGACAAGCCCCGCAGCTCGCCGGCGGCGGGCTTGCGGAGTGTGATCTTTGCTACGTCTTCGCCTTCACGCTTGATGGGCGTTTCCAGCTCTACACTGGCGGTTACGGGCTTGCTCACGGGTTAGCTCCTTACAGGCCAATGTTGCGGCGGTGTTCTTCCTGGCGATCTACGCCCCGCACACGCTCGATTTTGTTGATTACGTCGATTTCCACAACGTCTTCACCGGCAATGTTCAGCTTGTAGTAGCTGAGGGTGGTGGTAACAGACCCGGTGTTGTTGCCGCCGGCTTCTGCATCGCCCATGCCGATGGTGGAGTGCCTGCCACGGCATTCGATTTCTACGGGGATGGTTTCGCCGGTGTCGTCGCGTTGGTAGCTGCCGGCAAAGCGCAGCAGCTCGGCGGCGGCCTGGGGGGTTCCGAACTGGTCGAATACTTCAGGGATCAGGCCGGCTGGGGTCCACTGGAATTCCAGCTTCTGCAGGCCCATGTCGATGTCTACGGTGCCAGACATGCCGCCACCCCGGTATTCCTCCATCTGCCGGGCAAGCTCCGGCAGGGTGAGGCTGGAGATTTGGCCCTGCCAGTTGTTGCCGTTACCAAACAGGTTGAAGTCTTTCAGCTTCTTTGGGAGTGCCATTGTTCAGCTCCTTATGCGTTAACGCGGCTGGCGAAGTCGGCCAGGTAACGGTCTGTGATGCGCTGCTGGAACAGCAGGTTCTCAAGCGGCGGTACCGGGGTGTAGTCGTAGTCGATGTACAGTTTGCCGGCCTTCAGGGTTTCCTGGGTGTTCACCTCTGGGTCCAGCCATGCATCGCCGTCCATGATCAGTCCCAGGTTCTTCAGCTCCCGGAACTTGGCCCGGATGCCAGACAAGATGTCACGCGCCAGGGATGGGTGCATGGGTTTGTCGACGGCCCACATGTGCGCCTCGGCAATGGTGTCTGCCAGAATCTGGGCGGTGCGGGTGTAGTTCTCGAACTGGAACAGCGGGTCTGCACTGCAGGTGCGGGAGCCCCAGAACCGGAAGCCGTCACGCTGGATGAGGGTGGTTACTTCGTTGGCGTTCAGCAGGCCCGCATCTGTGTTGGGGTCTTGCAGGTCCCAGCTTACGTCTTTGTTGATGCCGGTTACGCCGTTTACGGCCACGTTGGACAGGGTTTTGTGCCAGCCCATGGTTTGGTCGATCTTGGCGCGCAGGCCCATTGCCCGGGCCACGGCGGCAGCCGGCTGGGTGCTTTCGGTGTTTACGTCGAATGCCTGGAAGTCTGGCCAGATCAGCATGAGTTCACGGGCGCCGAAGTTGTCGCGGTACATGATGGCGTCTGCAATGTTCTCGCTGCCCCAGGCGTAGGCGTACACGAAGGCGCGCAGTTTCTGGGCAATGCTCACCAGCTCGGCGGTAACGGCCTGGGTGTCGAGCCCAGGAACACCCAGAATGCGAGGCTTCACGCCTACTTGCTGGTCTGCAGAAAGCAGGGCTTGCAGGCCAGTCTTCTTGCCTTCTGCGGTGGTGGTTCCGATAACGTTGGCGGTCTGGGCTGCTTCGTCCTGGCCTTCTTCTACGCGTACCACGATTACCGGGGCTTTTGCCTGGTCTCCGATAGCGTCCAGCGCTTGCACCAGTGTGCCGGTAGTGCCGGCGTTACCGATGGCGGAGCTGATATCGGTGATAAGCACCGGGGTGTTGAGCGGGAATGGCTCGGCCTTGCCACCGGTGAGAGCGATGAAGTTGTGAGCGTTCACCAGGCCGTCTCCGCTTTCACCGGCTGCCAGGGTGGCTTCTACCAGTGCGCTGGCTTCGGTGCTGGTGCCCAGGGCAGAGATTACGTCTGCGGCTGTGCTGGAGATTTCGCCCTCGGCATC